GCTTATAGGAGCAAAAAAATGAAAATAGATGGAAGAAAAGCCAGAAAGATGACACCAAATCAGTTAAGATTTGTACATGAATATTGTTATCATACATTAACTGGTAAACAATCTGCTTCAGAGTCTGCAAGAAAAGCTGGTTACTCTGAGAAGATTGCTAGGAAAACCGCTTATGAACTTACAGATCCAAATAAATATCCATTGGTGGCAGAAGCCATTTATGATTTAAAAAAAGAATTACAGGATAAGTATGCTGTAAACATGGACAAACATTTAGCTAGATTAGATGAACTTGGTAAACGTGCTGAAGAGAAAGAACATTATTCAGCTGCCATCAATGCTGAAGGCATGAGAGGTAAAGCATCTGGTTTATATGATCCAACAATAAGAATGGAGAGTGCAATTGAAAACTTATCTAGAGAGCAACTTGTTGCAAAGCTAGATGAGTTACAGCGAAAAGGTGTTGGCATTAGAGGTGAAGAAGATGTCATTGATGTTACACCAGATAAACAAGAAGCTAAGATGATTAAAGACTAAATGTCTTTACGAATGTCTTCGATGCATTGTACTTTAAATGTAAAATATTTGTTCATATCAAATTTTAAAAATTTACGTCCTAACTGTTCGCATTCACTTAACTCACTAAACTTTTCTTGTAATACTAATTGATTACCAGTGTATACCCAGCCTTCACCATTGAAACCCCACAGACTTATAACAAGTAAAAATACTTTCATAAGTGTAACCCTGTAATTTTGTTTTGATCCATAAATTTACTGTAGCATGAAAGAGTCTAACTTTGTCAAATTAATAAGGAAACATATGACGATTTATCATTGGTATAGGATTGAAACTACAACTGTATTAGGCTTCCCAGACATGATTGGTATTGCACCACAAATGGATACACTTTTTGTAGAAACAAAAATCGCAAGATCCAGAAAGATTAAATTTAGTCCTCATCAAATTGCTATGTCCAAAAGAATATCAGAACAATCTGATCAATGTGCATACGTGTTAGTGTTCGATGAACTTGCGAAGCTTTCTCACGGAGAGGGAGAAATTCTATATGGGGCATGGAACGTGGGAAATCTGCAAAAAAACATGCAAAACGTACCAATATTGGCGGTTGGATGGGCCAAGATCCAAGAATATTGGTTAAAACGGCACAAAAAAACGTAGGAAATCCGTCAAAGTTCACTTACGGAAATAAAAATTATCATAAGTGATCAGAAAAAAGGGCAGATAACCAGGATAAATTATAAAAAAGCCTAGGGTACCTGTAAAAAATGAAAAAAATGGCAGGATTCTGCGGTTCCTGGCACCCCAAAAATGGCCCAGCGGTCGTGCGCCGCTAGCAGCACGTGCAAGTTTTAAATTTTCAGCCAACAAATTTTCATATGGAAAGTTTTTTCTAGGGTATACCCCCTTTTTTTAGTATAAAAAGGCCTAGGAGTCCCAATGGAAACCAAAAATAATAAATTTTCAAAGTATTCGGATGAAGAATTGAGGTTAATGCTAGCAATTGCTATGCATGATGATCAACTAAAGGCAAAAAGTGATTTCTTACATTTTGTTAAAATGGTTTGGCCAGACTTTATCGATGGATATCATCATAGGATCATGGCAAAAAAGTTTGAAGAGATCGCTCAAGGTAAAACAAAACGATTAATTGTTAATATGCCACCAAGACATACAAAGTCAGAGTTTGCATCTTACTTGTTTCCTGCTTGGTTAATGGGCAACAAGCCAAAAACAAAAATAATACAGGCAACTCACACTGCTGAACTTTCATACAGGTTTGGTAGAAAGATGAGAAACTTAATGAACGATATTGAGTATCGTAAAATATTTAAAAATGTAAGTTTAAAACAAGACTCAAAAGCATCGGGCCGTTGGGAAACAAATCATGAGGGCGAATATTTTGGTGCAGGTACTGGTGGTGCTATAACTGGTCGAGGTGCGGATTTATTAATTATTGATGATCCTCATTCAGAGCAAAATATTAATGATACTGCTTTTGAAAATGCTTACAACTGGTATCTATCAGGCCCAAGACAACGTTTACAACCTGGAGGAGCAATTGTCATTGTTATGACTAGATGGTCAGAAAGAGATCTTACAGGAAGATTAATAAAATTAGCTGGAGAAAATAATGCAGATGAATGGGAGGTCATAGAGTTTCCAGCGATATTACCATCTGGAAAACCAATATGGCCTGAATACTGGGCACTAGAAGAATTAGAAAAAATTAAGGCAAACTTACCTGTTATGTCTTGGGAAGCTCAATATCAACAACAACCAACTTCTGAAATAGGTGCAATTGTAAAAAGAGAATGGTGGAAAATCTGGAAAAAAGAACAAGTACCACCGCTTCAACATGTAATACAAAGTTATGATACAGCATTTAGTAAAAAAGATACCGCAGATTTTAGTGCGATTAGCACCTGGGGCGTTTTTCGAAGCGAGTTTAATAAAGATAATATTATACTTTTAGATTGTATAAAAGATCGTTGGGAGTTTCCTGAATTAAAAAAAGTTGCTCTGGAGCAATACAAATATTGGGAACCAGAAACAATTATTGTTGAAGCAAAAGCAAGTGGTCAACCATTGATCCAAGAACTTAGACAAGTAGGAATTCCTGTTGTAAGTTTTAGTCCATCAAAGGGTAATGATAAAATTTCACGTGTAAACGCAGTAGCTCCACTTTTTGAAAGTGGTGTTGTGTGGGCTCCTGAAAAACACTTTGCAGAAGAAATGATTGAAGAATGCGCAGCTTTTCCTTATGGTGAGTACGATGATTTAGTTGATACAATGACACAAGCCCTGATGAGATATCGTCAGGGTAACTTTATATCACTAAATGATGATTATGAGGATCAACCACGTGAGAAAAAGAAATATGTATATTATTAAATGGTAGCCCAAGCGATAACACTTGCGCAAATTGCTGCGGGCCTTGGCATTACAATACCAGCAGCGGTAGAATATTTTAAAGGCCAGGGTATAGATCTTTCTGGTTTTGGAGAGAGTGATTTAGTTCCTTTAGAAGATTTAATTCCACAACAAAAAACATTTAGAACTTACGAAGAGAGTTTTTATAAACCAGAACCTGTTGTAGGATCCACCATCCTTGAAACAAAAAAAGATGATGATGTTATTGATGTAAAAGAAGAAGATCTTGAAAAAATGCCTACTACTGAAATGACTAGAGGCGATGAAGATCCAGAGGAACCCAAAGAACCTAAACCACCTGGAAAAGATCCCTTTGAAACATTTGTTGAAGATTTGCTACAAAGAGAAGCTCAAAAACAATTTAAGAAAGCTGAAGAATTTTTAGCAAAAGATAAAAATTCAAAACAGTATATTGAAACACTTAATCCTGTAAAAATTTACGGCGACAAAGATTTAAGAAAAGTAGATTATTCAAACATAGAGGCTAAACCAATAGAATACAAATTTGACAACAACACATTAAATAACATTGGATTAGACGCCATAGAAGAGATTGATTCTAAAACAAACGTAGATGTGAAAGCTCTAACTGATAAGTTTGGTTTTACTATGCCAACAGCTGAATTTGTAAATAAAGCGTTGCAAGAAAAAGAGGCATCAAAGTATTGGTATGAAAAAGGAGCTCAATGGGTAGATAATTTTCTAGAGGGTTTCTCTGATGAAGACAAAAGTAAATTTTTTGATATTTTATCAATAACGTCTGGTGGTGTGGATCCTAAACAAAATCTTAAAATAGCCATAGGGGTGTTCTCTGATTATAAAAATAATAGGCCTATCCGCATGGGTTTCAGACAATATCAATCATTGGATAAATTTTTAAGCAGCCCTGATCAAATTGTTAATACGCCAAAGTTTGGTAACTATGTAGATACATTTAAATATTTTACAGGGCTCTCGGACCGTGAACCAAATACTGTTAATGATTTACAAATGGCAAGAATTTTTGGAATAGATCCAACAGTGCTTGCATCTAATCCTGAGCTTTATGCTTTAATTACAAATAATCTAAACAGAATGACATATGAAATAAATCAAAGATTACCTAAAGGAGAAGAGCTTCAGCCTTATCAATTACAAGCGATGATGTGGTCAAGTAGTCGAGGTGGTTCTTCAAACTATGAGGACATGGGTAATGAATTAATATCCGAGCTTCAGGAAAAAGGTTTTAAATTTAGAAATAACAAATTAGATCCAGTAGAAATTTTAGATCCAGGGTTTGTAGAAAAACTACAAACAACCGTAGTTCCTTATAAAGAATCATTGAAAGCCACAATTGAAGTTGGTACTTTTTTAACACCTAACGGTCAGGAAATAGAAAAGCTCATAAATAATTTTCCTGGTGATACAGTATTAATGGATCAAATCAGTAATATTCATAGAACAAACTTAAACAAATTAATTACAAGAAAAGGTAAACAACCTTCAGTGATGGAACAAGCGGTGTCCCTGGTCCTTGGTCAAAAGGCTGAAATAAGTAGAATGGAAATCGGTTTAGGAACATATGAAGGAAAAGCTAATTTTAATGTTGTTGTTCCTTTAACTGTAAAGGTTGGTAATAAATTTGTTGAATTAACTGAGCCACAAAGATTACAAGTGCTATCTTTAATTGGTGATAATTTAAATCAAGACGCTATGGCTACAAGTAATTTTCAAAGATCTGTTACTCCAATGGAAGGTAGAAACCAAACAGCACAATTATTTTATAGAGGTAATTATAATAAATCGGATATACAAAGAGTACAGCAAGAACTTGGCATAGACTTTAATGTGCAAAATACTGCTGGTGGATTTGTAGCAAGTTTCTTAACTTTTGATAATAAAGCTCCTGATCCACAGTTACTGGATAAGGCTTTTACAAAAGTGTTTGGCGATGATGCTGATTTAGTGTATATAGATAATGTCTATTGGACAGGTGACTATTTAGACAAAAACGATTATAGAAAGAACAACAATGACCTTAAGAAAAGTATCAATACAAGAGTTCGAAAAACTGACGGGGACACCATCTTCAATATCGGTAATTTCAACAGTATCGTCAAAATCCTTAAACAAATCGACAAAGAAAGAGAAGCAGGATACGGAACCCTCCTCGAAAGTAATAAAGTCATCAAGCTCCTCCAAAGTTTAAAAGAACCAATCAAGAAGGCAATGGGCGGACTTGTAGAGTCGCCAAAGTTTTATTTTGGTAGATTAATTGACGTATATAATCTATAAAAAATTATGGTTGATAATATTGACAAAAAAATAGAGGCAGTCGTAGGTGAGGCCATTGATGACGCTATTGAAAAAGAAGAACCAGTAGAAATAGAAATTGTTTCCGAAGAGGTTACTGTTTCTGATGAACCACCTGTAGAGTTTGCAGCTAACCTAGCTGAAACGATTGAGGAAAATGAATTGCAAAACATTTCATCTGATCTTATGGGTGAATATGATAGTGACAAAGCATCTAGAGAAGAATGGGAAAAGACATATTCCCAAGGATTAGATTTATTAGGATTTAAATACACTGAGAGAAGTGAGCCCTTTCAGGGAGCCAGTAATGTATCACACCCTTTATTAGCTGAAGCTGTCACACAGTTTAGTTCAACCGCTTACAAAGAATTAATGCCAGCAAGTGGTCCAGTTAGAACTTATGTTGTTGGAGAAGAGACGCAAGAAAAATACATGCAGTCTCAAAGAGTAAAAGATTTCATGAATTATCAAATCACAAACGTGATGCAAGAGTACACTCCTGAATTGGATCAAATGCTTTTCTATTTACCATTATCAGGATCTACATTTAAAAAAGTTTATTATGATGCACAACTTGGCAGAGCAGTCTCAAAATTCATACCAGCTGAAGATCTAGTAGTTCCTTATTCTGCAACTGATATAGAAACATGTGAAAGAATTACTCATCGAGTACAGATGAGTGAGAATGAAGTAAGAAAAAAACAAGTCTCAGGATTTTATAGAGATGTCGAGCTACAAGCTTATGATGATACAACAACTTACAGTGCTTATGACGTAAAAGATAAAATTGATAGACTTGAAGGTGTTGAACCTACGGGTGAAGGCATGATGATGTCATTACTTGAATTTCACGTGAACTTAGATCTAATTGGTTATGAAGATAAAAACGGTGATGAAAACACAGGAATAAAAATTCCTTACATTGTTACAATCGATGAAGGCACAAGAAAAGTTTTATCTATTAGAAGAAATTTTAAAGAGGGTGATTCTAATTACACGAAGCAAGAATATTTTGTTCACTTTAAATTTTTGCAAGGATTAGGATTTTATGGATTTGGTTTAGTGCATTTGATTGGTGGATTATCTAGATCTGCAACTCAAGCATTAAGACAGTTACTTGATTCTGGTACATTGTCGAATCTTCCAGCAGGGTTCAAGGCCCGTGGTCTACGGATCAGGGACGATGACTCACCTCTACAACCAGGAGAGTTCAGAGATGTCGATGCACCAGGGGGCGCAATCCGTGATGGATTGATGCCATTACCATACAAAGAACCATCACAAACATTATTCGCTCTTCTAGGTTTTGTGGTGCAAGCAGGCCAACGATTTGCACAAATAGCTGATATGCAAGTTGGTGATGCAAACCAAGGGGCACCCGTTGGAACAACCATAGCGTTATTGGAACGTGGTTCCCGTATCATGAGCAGTATTCACAAAAGAATTTACTACTCCATGAAAAAAGAATTTAGATTATTGGCTGACGTAATAAAGACATATTTACCGCCTGAATACCCTTATGCGGTTATTGGTGGGAATAGAATGATTAAGTCAGATGATTTCGATGATACAATTGACGTGATCCCCGTAGCAGATCCTAACATGTTTAGTATGGCTCAAAGAATTCAATTAGCTCAAACGCAATTGCAGTTAGCTACAAGTGCACCTCAATTACATAATATCAAAGAAGCTTACAGAAGAATGTATGAGGCTTTAGGTGTTGCCGATATTGATAAGATTATGAAACTAGATAAACCAGAACCAATGAGCCCTACAATGGAACATCAACGTTTATTAGATTTAGACAAGATTGAGGCATACGAAGGGCAAAATCATGACGCTCATATTCAAGCTCATTTATTATTTGGATTATCACCAATCGTACAAGCGCAACCAGCTTTGGCCATAGATTTAAATAAACATTTAATGCAACACATTTCACTAAAAGCAAGAGAAGCAGTTGAAGTTCAAATAATGGCAGCTGAACAACAAATGGGCCAACAGGCGCAAAATGTTGATGAATTAAAAGTTTCTCAAATAGCAACTTTAGAAGCACAGTTCTTAGCTGAAGTTCAACAGATGCAAGCTCAAATGTCTGGTGCTGGTAAACCAGATCCTGTTATTGCATTAAAAGAAAAAGAATTACAAATGAGAGCGATGAAAGATCAGGCTGATGCACAATTTGATTTCTCAAAATTAAACTTAGAACAACAAAAATTAGCACAAAAAGAAAAAACAGATCAAGCTAGAATTCAATCACAAGAAGATATTGCACAATTACGTGCAAACATAAACTTACAAAAATTAGATGCCGCTCAAAAAAGGAACTAGTCAAAGAACGATATCTGCTAATATTAGCGAATTAAACAAAGCTAAAGCAAGTAAGAGTAGACAAAAGGCGATCAATACTCTAGCTTCTAAGAAAGGTATTAGTAAAAAGAAGGCTAAACAAAGACTTTCTGTTGCTATTGCGCTACAAAAGGCAGGTAAACGTGACAAAAGAAGAACAACTTAATAGATTTATTATAGAGCTTAGAGATCTTATTATTGATAAAAATCTCTCATTAGATGAGAATTTTATTATGTTTGAGGCAATGGCCATTGTAGCAAAGGACCTTTTGAAAATTACCATGGAAGATTATCAGGCTTTACAACTAGCAGAACAAACGTTAAAAGATATGTCTGATAACGTAACAATTCACTGATATGAAAAAAAGATTAAAACCAGTACCAAAAAATAACAAAGGACTACCTAAGCTTCCTAAAGCTGTAAGAAATAAAATGGGTTTTATGAAAGGTGGCGGATTAGCGAAAGCTACAGCTGCACTTAAAGCTAAAGGATTAAAAAGAGGTGGACCGATTAAAAGAAGGGTAAAAGTATGAAATTTAAAAATGCAAAAATGTCTAAGGTGCCTTTTAAAAATCCTTTTCCTACAACTAAAGTTGCTTCCGATGCAGCAATAGTTTTTTCACCTTTTGTTGTAAAACAAAACAAAGGATCAGGACCACAAGGTCAAACTAGTAAAATGCAAATCAAAAAAGTAAAGTTTACTGGCGTAAAATAGTTGGTTGAAACAATACCAAATTTTTTACATCCAGAACTTCACGCAATGCTTCACAAAAAAACCTGTGAAGAATTTCTATCTGGAGATCCAGAACCTTTACCTTACAACTATCAACCAGGTGTTACACACTTAGGAGATGGGTTTTTTTTCTTTTGTCATATATTATTAAATAAAAAATCTAATTACGTTTCAAAATTTTATCACGACATTGGTGGCCCTATTTTAGGTAGATTAAATTACAATTTTATTCACCGAATGAAGGTTAATTTATACACAAACACAGGAAGACAAGATGAACACAGTTTTCACACTGATATGCCTACCGAGCATAAAATTTTATTGTATTGTTTAAATACTAATAATGGATATACAGAATTAGAAGACGGGTTAAAAATGCCATCTATAGCTAATCAAGCGTATATTTTTAACGGAAATCTTAAACATCGAAGTGTTACACAAACAAATACCCATATAAGAGTAAATGTAAATGTTGTTTTCACATAAAATTTTGTATACAAATATTTTCAAAAAGGAGGTTTCTATGAAACTTTTATCAGATTTATGGGATCACTTAAAAGAGTGGTCAGACTGGAGTATGAAAGACTGGATTAAAGCTGGTATCGTAGCATTAATAGTAATTATAATTATAGGAGCAATCTAAACAAATGGTTTGGCAATTATTAGCAAAGCCCTTACTTGGCGTCGTCGCTGATGGCGTCAAGGGTTTTGTAGAAACAAAAAAAGCAAAACAAGAATTAAAACTTACAACAATAAAAGCAACGCAAAAACTTAAAGAAGATCAAATTGCTGGCAAGGTTGCATGGGAGCAAAGTGCCGTTGACCAAATGAAAGGCAGCTGGAAAGATGAGGTGGCATTAATTGTCCTATTACTTCCAGCCGTTT